GAAGCGGATTTAATGTTAAGCGTTTTGAGCGTAACTACATTGATACTTCAGCAGATAATTTACGTATGGGCGTTGCAGGCGCTGTACCAATGAGCGGTTACTATCCACACAGATGGGTAACTGATTCAGCTAATCAAGCAGACGGTTCAGGTAGCTTTGGACGTAAAGCACAACGTAAAGTAGTTGTACAAGCAATCCAAGCAGTAGTTAATAACAATGATGAAATTAGAGATGATGAATCAAGATTGTTTAACTTAATGGCAACACCAGGTTATCCAGAACTAATTGGCGAAATGATTTCACTTAATAATGACAGAGGCTTAACAGCATTTATCTTAGGTGATAGTCCAATGAGACTAAAACCAGATGCAACTTCATTAAATGAGTGGGGAACAAACGTTAATACAGCAGTAGAAGATAATGACAACGGACTTGTAAGTAGAGATGAATACTTAGGTGTATTTTATCCTGCAGGATTTGCAAGCGACAACTTTGGTAACAATGTTGTAGTTCCAGCTTCACACATGATGCTACGCACAATAGCATTAAGCGATCAAGTAAGTTATCCATGGTTTGCACCAGCAGGTACAAGACGTGGCGGAATTACAAATGCAAGTTCAACAGGTTATATTAATAACGAAGGCGAATTTGTAAGTGTAGCACTTAATGAAGGACAAAGAGACACTTTGTATTCAAACAGTGTGAACCCAATTACGTTTATTACAGGTGCAGGTCTTGTTAACTTTGGACAAAAAACTCGTGCAAGAGGCGCAAGTGCTTTAGATAGAATTAACGTAGCACGTTTGGTTATCTACTTACGTAGTCAACTTAACACACTTGCTAAGCCATATATCTTTGAGCCTAATGATAAAATTACACGTGATGAGATTAAACAAGCAGCAGAGAGTTTGTTACTTGAGTTAGTCGGACAGCGTGGATTGTATGATTACCTAGTAGTTTGTGATGAATCAAACAATACTCCAAGCAGAATTGATAAGAATGAGCTATACTTAGACATTGCTATTGAACCTGTAAAAGCAGTAGAGTTTATTTACATACCACTAAGACTTAAAAATACTGGAGAAATATCAGGACTTTAAACTGATAAATATATATAACAGGAGCAGACTAAATGGCAATTTCAACACTATCAAAAATTACAGTTCCACTGGCTAGCGGAGATTCCGCTAGTAATCAGGGACTTTTAATGCCAAAACTCCAATATCGCTTTAGAGTGAGCTTGGAAAACTTTGGCGTTAGTACACCAACAACAGAACTTACAAAACAAGTTATTGACGTAACTAGACCTAACGTAAGTTTTGAACAAATGACACTAGACGTATATAACTCACGTGTGTACCTAGCAGGTAAACATACTTGGGAACCAATTACATTGAACTTACGTGAAGATGTAAACAACAATGTACAAAAACTAGTTGGCGAACAGCTTCAGAAACAATTTGATTTCTATGAGCAATCAAGTGCAGCATCAGGACAAGATTACAAATTTACTACACGTATTGAAATCTTAGACGGTGGTAATGGCGCAAACGTACCAAATGTATTAGAAACATTTGAACTATACGGCTGTTACTGTGAAAGTGCAAACTACAACAGTTTAGCATATTCAAACTCAACTGATCCAGTAAGTGTTACACTAGCTATACGTTACGATAATGCAATCCAATCACCACAAGGTACTGGAATTGGTACAGCAATTGGACGTACAGTTAACACAGCAGTAACTGGCGGCGGCGCATAATAAAAATAAAATACATTTAGTCTTTTTAAAGGGAGCCATTGCGCTCCCTTTTTTCTTTATATACGTACTTTAATAAGTTGGATAAATATTAGTATGGCAAATAAATTTAATGGATTACTAGACTCAATAGCAACAGGCGCATTATCTCCTAAAGGAAACTTGGGAGATTGGCAGCACGGATCTAGGCTTTATGTTGATAATAACATGCGCCTTGCTCCTAGAAGCAAATTTAATTATCATGTACAATTTGTTATTACACCCGAAGCTCAAAGTTTAATTCCAAAACTTCTTAATGGTGCTGCTACCAACGAAATAGGAATGCTAGTAAAAAGTGCAACTTTACCAAGCTATTCTGCTAAAGTTGAACAAAAAAAACAATATAATAGAATTAAAAACGTACAAACTGGTATAGAATATGATCCGGTTAATATAACAATGCATGATGATAATCAAGGATTAACAACAGCATTTTTACAAGCATATTATAGATACTATTTTGCTGATGGTAACCAACGAATAAACGGCGGTACAGCATACAAAATTAATCCACACAATACATACGAAGGCAAATCTCCAGATGGAGCTGCACCTTATAGATTTAAATATGGTATGGACACTAACAATCCTGGTGTACCTTTTTTCAAAGAAATAAAAATTAGCACAATGGCAAGGGGTGAATATGTAACTTATACTCTTGTAAATCCTTTGATTACACAATGGTCGCATGACGATGTATCTAATTCTGACGGCGTCGGAACATTAGAAAATAAAATTACAGTAGCTTATGAAGCTGTATTTTACGAAGCGGGAGCTGTTCAAGCAGGAGCAAACGGTGAACCTGCTGGCTTTGGTCAAGATCATTATGATCGTACACCTAGTCCGTTATCATTAGCAGGTGGCGGAGGCGGTGGCCTTGCAGGAGCCATAGATGGTGCATTTAGTTTGTACGATTTTATTGCTAGTGGCGATGTATACGAAAATCCATTATTAGGAGTATTAATGGGAGCCAATTTAATTGGTAATATACGTAATTTAAGCAAAGACGGTATTAGACAAGAAGGGTTTAATATACTTACAGGTGCATTAGGAGCAGCAACCGGAACAAACGTAAGTGGTGTTGCAAATACACTATTTCCAAAAAATGGAGGTAGAGGTGGTTCAAAAGATTTATTATTAGCTGCGGCCGGAGTTGGTGCTGTTACACTAGCTACAACAGCAATTAGAAATAATGCCGCAGCCAAGGCCAGTGCAGATCAAGCAGCTGGCATAAAAAGTATACAATCACGTACTGGGCAAAGCGTAGCTGATGCAAGAGCTGCATACCAACAAGGAGCAACATAATGAGTAGTTTACCAACAAGCCCTAAGTCGAGCGATCAAAATGTTACTGAATTTTTTGATAACTATTTTAACGAAAAATTAGCATTTCCAACAAACGAAGTTGATGCTGTTATAGGATTTTTTGAAAAAAGAGGATTCGAAAAAAATTCAGCAATTAGTACAGCAACACTATTGTTAAATCAAGCAAAACTAGACGGTGTAAAAATATTTGAATTACTTGACACACTTAAAGGATTAGACAACATACAACTTAGTAGTGTAGTAACTGAGGTATTAAATTACAACAGATTGCGTACAAGTACATTAGGTTTTAAATTAGCAACGAATAATGACACAGTAGAAAAACGAAATGTTGTAGTATGATATGGCTAGATTTGCACAAGGTAAATTTAACTGTAAATTTCCAGAAAAATATATAGGAACTAAGACACCTACTTATAGATCAAGTTGGGAGTTTGCCTTTATGAATTTCTGTGATAATCATCCAGCCGTTGATAAATGGGCCAGTGAAGCTATTAAAATACCATATCGAAATCCTCTTACTGGAAAACAAACAATATATGTACCAGACTTTTTTATTGCATATGCTGATAGAGGCGGCAAACAAAAGGTAGAACTTATAGAAGTTAAGCCGGCTAATCAAACACACAGAGAAAAATTAGGGCGTAGTAAGCATAATCAAGCGGCTTGGATAGTAAATCAAGCCAAATGGGAAGCTGCATATGCATATTGTAAGCAAAACAACATACAATTCCGCATAGTTACTGAGGATGATATTTTTCACAGCGGACGACGATAACCGATAAATAAGTGTGTATATAAAGGTTACATACTATGACGAAAAAACTTGAAGAACTTTTAAACTTGCCTGATTCTAAAGAAATTATTTCTGAAGCTCAAAACGAAACTAAAGCAAAAGCTGCAGTTGTTGAACAAACAGATACATTTAGAGATATTGCAGAGTTTGATAAAATTGCATCAGCATTACCTAGTGTTAAAGGACTAGGCGAAAAAGCAGATGCTGAACTTAATGATATAGCAGGTAGAGCTTTACAAAGCTACGAAGACTTAATGGACTTGGGCATGAACGTCGAAAGTCGTTATAGTGGTAGAGTTTTTGAAGTAGCAGGTTCAATGCTTAAAACAAGTCTAGATGCAAAAGTTGCAAAAATGGACAAAAAACTTAAAATGATTGAACTACAATTAAAGAAAGAAAAACTAGATAACGATACTCCAAACAATGGTGACGTAGTAAACGGTGACGGATATGTGGTTACAGACCGTAATAGTTTGTTAGAGAAATTGAAAAGTATGGATAAATAGTTTATAATAGGAAAAACACCATGAAAACATTTGCACAATTTTTAACAGAGTCTGAAAAGACATATAAATTTTTTATACGAGTAGCAGGCGAAGTACCTGAAGGATTCGTAGATACAATGGAAACTAATCTTAACAAGTACGAAGTTGTAAAACTTAGCACTGGTAAAAGAACACCAATAATAGAAAAACCAATGGATTTCCCACAGTTGCAAAACATGGAAGTAACACACTTTGAAGCAGAAGTTAAATATCCAACAACTGCACATGTGTTAGAACAATATTTGGTTGCAAATTGTAGTGTTCCACATAGCCATTTAATTGTGCGTGGCGAATTTGATCCTGTTGAAAGACAGCAATCAGAAACAACTGATGAACCATACGAAGCAAAATTAACAACCGAAGATATGGGAGGCGACAGCGCACAAGGCGAAGTTGGCGGCGCAAGAGTAATGGACCTATTAAAAGAATTAGAAACAGCTAGAAAAGAACGTGAAATTGATCCTATGGAAGGTGCTCCAACAGGAGAGTCCAAAGATATCAGTGATGTTGAAAATACAAAAGCTGTAGTCGGGAGTTAATAATGAATAACGATGATGTAAAAAAATATATTAACTTATCAAAGTTATACACAGAAGTACAACTTGATGAAAAGAAACAAGTTGATGAAAACTGGTTTACAGATAAGATTAAAGAAATCTTTGGCATCACTGACGCCGAAGCAGAAAAATTAAATAAAACAGCCAAGGATGCTGGTATTGATACAGAGAATCCAGAAGGTGAAGATGCAAAAAAAGCTGGCGGCAATGTTGAAGTAACAACACAAGATCAAGCAAATAGTATT